CTGCTGCACATAAAGATGGGACATATTGGGTTTGGGACGAGAAATGGAGAGCACAAATGCAGGCGGTCTTTAAGGATGGTTATTTTTTATTACTAGACTATCCAGAAGTCAGGAACATAAATCATAATTATTCACACTGGATGCCCTTACCGGAGCCTCCAAAATGACAGACGATTACCCAATGCCCAACGAAGCCATAAAGCTTATTATGGATCTTCATAAATCAAAAAGATTAACAAAAGAAGAAATTATCATTCTCAACAGATTGCTTATTGACTATTTAAACCTAAGAGCTGAAGTTTATTACCCGGAGCTACAGAAATGAAATGCAGCTGCGGATCATCATGGGAATGTGTTTGTCCGACATGCCATCAATGGGCGCCATTAGATGAATGGATCAGCGTTAAAGCCAGTCTTCCGGAAGAAGGTCAACATGTATTAGTCTTTAATGAGTTTGGATGTATGACCGTTGCATATTATGATTCATATATCAAAGAATGGCAAAGCGACATTGGAAGGATTTATAATATTATTTATTGGCAACCATTACCGGAGCCGCCTAAATGAAATTTGGCACTAAATTCGCCATTCTCATCTTCCTCTTTATGATTTCTTATTGCATGCTGTTCACTCTTTGGTCACAGGTAAGGAAAGTTGAAGATTTATGCTTAGAAATTAAAGGAGACAGGCTATGAATATAATCAAAAAAAACATCTACAAATCTTCAGAACTTCCTGACAATACGCTTGAAGAGTTTGAAGAAATAAGGGACATTTGTCTTATATTAATCGAAAAACTTACTGAAAAATATCACGTGGCATCTGTTAATGCGGGTCTATCGAAGGCTCAACTAGAACTTCTTCTAAGAGCCGACAAAAAGCTAGTTAAAAAGATCCTAATTAACCAAGCTGAATATTTTTTACAAGCAGCAGAAAAAGTTGAGGAATAATGAATAAAAAAACTTGCATCGAAACCCCTCTCGACCAACTTGACCCAGAAAACTATAAGATCTTTCTAAAATACCGAAATTTGTTGATTGATCTTGTGTCCCTTAACACTGAAGAAGGAGGGAAAAACCGTACTATGTGGTTATCAGTCATGGTTAGTTTCGTGATTGACTCCATTTTAATTACACACCTGAAACAGCCAAATCAAAAGGAATTCTGTCGCGACTTTGTTAAGGCTCAAATTAGAAACTTTCAAATGATTTTGGAGGAAGTGGGATGATCATCGACTGCATTTCCGATCTTCACGGATTTTATTCTGAACTCGAAGGAGGAGACCTGCTTATTGTGGCGGGGGATTTGACGCGTTCAGATGAACCTTATCAATACGAATTTCTATATGATATTCTTAGAGAGAAACAATATGGAAAGATAATCATAATAGCCGGAAATCATGACGGTTGTTTAGAGTCCAGAAAGGTTGAATTTGTAGACGATGACAAAATTACTTATCTCTGCGACTCAGGCACGGAGTTCGAAGGTCTAAAGATCTGGGGATCTCCCTGGACGCAAACGTTCCCCGGCATGAATCCGAAAGCTAAGGCTTTTACTCTTGATACCGAGGAAGAACTGGCTGAGAAGTGGAACCTAATCCCCAACGACATCGACATCCTAATCACACACAGTCCGCCATACGATATTCTTGATGAGTTTGACTCCCAAGAGCATTGCACTTCGTTTCACGTAGGAAGCCGAAGCCTTCTCAAAAGAGTCTGCGAAATCAAGCCGAGTTTGCATATATTTGGACATGTTCACGAAGGATATGGAGAGTTTTTACTTAAGTTCAATGGGTCTGACACACGAATGGTGAACGCATCCTATGTAAATGAATTCTACGAGCCAGTAAATAGACCAATTAGGGTGATTTTGTGATCAAAGAACTCGAAGATATTGAAGCTCTTGAGAAGTATTTTAAATCGATACATAAAGCCCCGATCGAAGCCATGAAAATAGCTGAAGGTTTTATAGGCAAAATTTTGGCGATTTTATTGGTAGAAGAAAAAGCCAGTCTTGAAATTATTTTTAAACTAACAGAAAACATTTTCAACTCCCGCACAAAAATGCTTGAAAATGTCGAGAAAATAAGATTAGAGAGGAAGAAATGAATCAAGAACGGCGAGACAAAATAATCAAAGAACATCCCCTCCTTTTTTCCTTTTGCACTTATTTTGAATGTCAAGATGGATGGTTAGACATCATAGAAGATTTGGCGAATAAGTTAGAAACACTTATAGTGAAATTCAAGAAAGATGAATATCCTGAATATGAAGAAGAATGGCCTATGGCTGCGCAAATCAAAGAGAAATTCGGCACTTTAAGGTTTTATATGACAAGTTCCACGACGAATATGAAAAGGGTAATAGAAGAAGCCGAACTAAAATCGTCTGAAACCTGCGAGCTCTGTGGGAAGACAGGGCACAGAAGAAACACCGCTTGGATAACTACGCTTTGCGATGAATGTTTTTAGCAACGAGAAATCATGACTTATAAATTATGCATTATAATAGCCATCACTATCATCGCTCTTCTTTTCCTTCTCTGCAAGTTCGATGAAACTATGGGATATCAACACGAAAGAGTAATCAAATCAACTATGAGGACTGTATGAACTCTTCGCAAAAAAGAAAAGACTATAGGTCAAAATGATAAATAAAGTGAACTCTTCGGAAAAGTCTAATAGTTGCGTAAATGACAAAGATTGGGATTTCAATCAGTTGTATTTGTGTAAAGAAATTCGGGACTTTGTCGATGCGAAATCAGGGGATAATCTTTTAAAGTTCGCAGCACTTTTCCCGAACGTCGGGATTTATGCGAAGATGATGAATCTCACAAAAGAAGAAATAAGAGAAGCGCTGGAAATTATGCTTAATGAGTATGATAGGCTAATACTGGATGAAAATGGTAATGAAATATGATTAAATATGAATTTAGTCTTTTTTTCTCGATAACAGACCTACGTGACTGTCCTTTGGCGTTTATTGAGGGATTTAAACACCGATGTAAATATGAGTTTGAAACAAAACATGTGTCAGAATTGGGTAAGATTGAAAACAAAAGTGCGATTTTGAGAATATATGCAGTTCCTCCCAGTATGACAATTGAGGAAGTTAAGGAGATGATTAAAAACCCATCGGCATCCTAGGATTGCCCTGATTCGGCTGTTGAAAGAAAGGAGGAAGATCGTCTTGAATCCCCATCGCCTGATTATAATTCCGATCCAAATCCTTAGATGTCAGCGCGCCTTGCTCAGATAGAAAAAAGTGACTAAAAAGTGCGTAACGTAATGCGTCCAGTGCATGGTCATTCTCCTTCTTCGGCTTATCTACCCCTGATTTCAAACTCTTTTCATCCCATACATAAGATTGGAATTCAGCGATTAAGTTTCGACATTTTCGACAGACTTTGAATGTTCCGTTGTTGAGCATTTTGGCAACGAATCTGATTCCGTCGTTGACCTCATTGTCTGCATCATTGATATTATCGACTCCAAATCGGATAAGTTCAGCTCGAAATGATGCCGCACTTGGATCAAGATATATTCCCGCGACTGCTCTTCCTTCAATAAAGTTTCGCAGATCCTCTGCGTATTCACTATCCGTCTTCTGACGCTGGCTAACTCTTGAATTAAAGTAATATTCATCTTCTACCCATATGTTAGGATAACGATGTTTGTTTATTCCAATGAGGACAAAGGCGCAAGGGTTAGTTGTACCATAATCAATCCCAACAATGTAACTAGTAGCAGTGGACTGAGGAAAATCAATAACATGAAGTTTTTCGTCGAAAAAGTCATAAATCGCGCCTTCAGCTTGAACCCATTTGCCTAAGATAAATCGTTGATACCACAGCCCTTTGAATTGTCGTTTGAATATGTCTTTGATGTTTTCGCTAAGAGATGGGTTGTCATCCATGACAAATTGGAAGCTGCATAAATCAGGATTGCCTTCCATCCATAGTTTAAACCAATGGTAAGGTGAATCGGGATTGGTGGTTCCAAATAATTTAGCCCCGTCAATAGAGAGCCTTCCGAGCAACATAATGAACACATTTTCTGGGATGATTGTAACTTCGTCAACGTATGCACCACTTAATGTACATCCTCTAATCTTAGCTTCGGCTGAGGCATCATCTGCTGTAATAACATGGCATTTTCTCGTCTTAATAAAGAGCTGTCTCTTTCCTCGAAAATACCGAACATGACGGCCGAGTATCTTTTGGAGCTCAGGCAGAATATTCCGTTCAAAAGAGTCATAAGTCCGAGTAATAATAGCAAAGTCACCGGGTGGGCCGCGTGAAGCTTCATCAACAAATCGCCAGAGGGATGCATGGGTTTTACCTGATCTAATTGAGCCTTCCCAAATATTAATAGAAGCGTTGGATTCTCGGATAGAAAAGAGTTGCTTGGAGGAGAAGAAATCGGAAAGAGTGCTCAAAGATCACTCATCGAATAGGCGATTATGAAGATGCCGACAGCCACAGCTGTACATACCAAAAGGATCATTTTTGCCTCTCTGGATATAATAAATGGTCTAAGACGATCTGATCAACATCCCACGGGTTTAAATGCATACTGATTACCATTATATCAAACGAAATGTCTTTGAAATCAGCGATATTCGAAAGAGCTTTGAAAATGATGTTCCTAAATTTTAAAGAGTCTATAGATTGGTCAACTTTTGCGTGAAACTGAATTCGAAATTCGAAAGCATTTTCATCTTTTGATTTATTCTTTTTTGTCATTTGGAGCTCTTTTATTAATCGCTTCCAATATTTTATCAGCTGCGCATTCTGCAACTTCATCTGTCTGATCTTTATCCCAATCGAATTTATTTCGCATGAACATTTGAAATATAGCAGGCTGACATTTCTCAACTTGTCCTAACATCATTCGCTTTCCCAAAGTGCACCAATGCGAATATGACTTAGCTTCAGCGACTTTCTTGTGTAGGGGGTCGAATTCAATCGGATCTTTATGGATGTATTTCTCCATCGTTTCTGAAGTTAAAGTTATATCCGGATGTTCAAATACCCATTCTTCTTTTGATGCTCCAGATGCAATGAATTCGCAATATTGACGATAAGCCTCTTTTTTAATTTCAGGCGTTTTCAACTTTATCGCATTCTTATTCCCTTTTGGAGCTCCAGCCATCATTTCCACCATTTCCAAGAACGTCTTTTCGCCTTCAAATTGAATTGCTGTTCCAATTCCTTTCTCATTTCAAACATTTCGAAACTTATCTTATTGGCTATAGCTTCACACTTTTGATCAATCATCTCTTCTATAATCTTTTTTTCACATTCAAATTGTGATTCTGTAAACTGATCCCAAAGGCTTTCCTCTACATAATCAATAATTTCATGCATCTGAGGGAGTGTGAAGTTATTACCATCTCCATAACGATTTTCACTGTCTTCTTCTACCATTGATTCCCCATTTGAAATATAACTTCCGATCTTATCATGTCTGCTAGATCATCAAAATTTAAATTTGAAATTGGTATTTTGAGCTTTGAATTTCTCTTTTTAGTCTTTTGAGTCAGTACTCTGACTTTTTTTGAAGTTTTCTTAAGTACAACTTTCTTGGCTTTTTTGCTCTTCTTTTTGACAATTTTTCCCTTCAAATATCGGCCCGATTTATCTCTTTTTTGCATATATACCTCTATGAGAGTGTTTATCATTAAAAGAATTTTTATGTCTAGATTTAATCCAATTCGTATGGCAGAATATACTGATTAGTAAATAACAAAGGAGAAACAATGATTATTTTTTTGGCGATTATTGGAGTGATTATTTTTATTTCGTCCATTGTAGCTATCGTATGCGCAGCATGCTCAAGGAGAAAAGGAAGGAAATGGTTTTACGATGAAATTTAATCTAAAAATTCCCATTTATCTTTACCTTCTTCTTCAGCCAATTTTTTATCCAGCCGAAATATGACGACATCGTTTTACGCTACATGCGAAGGCCAAGTTATTAGTTGGTTTGTTCAGAAACACGATCCGATTCAGGCTATTTGTTTAAAAGTGCTTTCTGAAAATGATAAAGATGATTTTCAAAGCGATTATCATGCTGGGGCGTATTATGACACAATTAAATCAGCGAATCAAAGTTTTACTTGGAACATTCAAAAAGGAGAAAATCAATGAGCCTGCCATCAATAGACGAAGAATACGCCGATTGGATTTTTGAATTGAAAGCAGAATATTTTGATCATCATGGCTTCTATCCCCCCGATGGAGATTTAGAAGCGCTGATTGGTGAGGGTGATTTTAGAATGGGCGAGGAATAGCTAGTAATACTTGAGGAGGCCAAGATTCGAACTTGGTAAGCCCTGCTTTCGTAATTAAATACGGATTTCGCATACGGGCTCGTTCTTTTAACAGCCGTAGGTCTTCCATCCCTGCTCCACCCCTCAAATTTCTAAGCCCCCCAAACTTCCAAAAACCTATCTTTCAATTTCGAAAACAATCTAGGTTCCTCGATCTTTTTAATCCATTTCGATGCCATTTGCGAAATTTCAGCAGCCCTGCTCTTCAACATTTCAGGATTTTCGAATTGCGCATGAATTTGTGTCAAATCAGGGAATTTAAGTCTCATTTTTGGCCTTGTTTTTAGAATATTGTTCTTCACATTTTTTCTTAATTTCAGGATTCAAATCAAAAAATAGCTCGATATCCTTCATTGTTTTTTGTAATCGCTCTTCCTCAATTTCTTCTTGAGCTTTTTCTTCATTCATTGTTTTCTAATTTTCCGATGAGTTCTTTCGTTTTAAGAGATTTCACATCATTTCTAATTTCTTTGATCAGTTGCCACGTCAAAATCATAAATATCAAAATCACAGGCCTAAGAAACATCGTCCTTCTCCAGCTTTCCAATCACATCCTTCATTTCGATGATCAAGAAAAGCTGATCATCTACTTTAAAAGCTGTTCCAGCGTATTTAGTGAGCGCAACCAAATCATCTTTGTAAATCCCTAATTCATGAGATTCAAAGCAATCCTGGATCACAGTTGCAAATTGCGGGGGCTCTTCGTTGGGTATGATCAAAGCTCCTTTTTTTTGCTCTAACTTACGATATTGGACTATAATGCGTTCGCCGACCGGCTTAAGTTTCATTTTTTCTCTCATTTGCAAAAGTTGCCCAAAAAAAAGCTGGTTTCTCTTCTTTAAGAAAACAGCTCTCACATTCCTTCCATTCTCTCTTTTTAGTCGAAATCAAAACCTTTCCCATTTTTTTACACCAGATGCATTTGTTTTTGACTTTACTCAAACGTCTGATATTAACACTTATGTTGTGTTGTTACTTTTTCTTAGCCTTTCTCTTAACTGAATATGCAATTGCCAAAGCCTGCTTCTGAGGCTTTCCAGCATGGATTTCAGCTGAAACATTTTTGGAAAAAGCTTTTTTGCTTTTGGATTTAATGAGTGGCATTATGCGCTCACTTCAGGGGCAATCATAAATCCCTTTTTTCTCTCATCAGCGACATAGTTACCAAATTTTTGAGCAAATTCGATGAGTTCAGCCGAAAATTTGGCTCCCTGTTCGCTTGTTGGCAAGAAAAACTGATGCATGCCGATAGCGAATGTCATTAGTTGATAGTCAAAGTTGATTACTTGTTTGAGTTGATCTGGGTTCATGAAATCCTCCTATTTAAGAGCGTTTAAACTCTTATTTAGAGAACCTCAGAATTTCTGTCTAATCTTAAATTTTAACGCCCATTTCTTTCGGTGTAACTTCTCTGTTTGTGGCACGATAAACCCTAATGGCCATATCCAAAGTTGGTATCTTCCCTTTTAAAATATTATGTATGGTCATCTTGTCGATACCATGCTTTTTACACCATCTGGTGATGTTTGTGCAATTCTCAGTAAAATACTCTTTTAACAACATATTCTCCTATTTACTCTGTTTTTATAGTAACACTTGACTCAAATCTTTACCAAATGGTATATTCTAAATCGTAAAAAAAAGCCCCTCACCTAGAAGAAAGGGGCTCGCATTTTGGACTGCTAAACACAGAGAAACCGCTAAGAATCCTATGTCTACACAAAACGATATCAATATCTGGGAATTTCTGCAAAACAGAAATCTCGATTCAACTGAAAATTTGAAAATATTAAGCACCGTGCTATTAAGTGATAAGGATGACCTTATGAACGCTTATGGCTGGGAATACGAACAGTGGCTTGACGAAACAGAGGAGCCAAACAATGACGGCGAGGACGCCTATTTTAACTTTATTGACCAAGAGGAAAAGGCCTATGACGAATGCATTGCAAAAATATGAAGATACTGAGGATTTTTCAAAACAATTAACCACTTGGACCAATACGTATATGAAAGGCGCAACTCCAGATGAGCTGGTACTGTTCGCTAATGTTTGTAAACGTGCAGGCTTAAGCCCTGAAATGAAACAAATCTATCCTGTTCCACGATGGGATTCAAAACTCGGAAAGAACGTGTTCAGCTTTCAAACGTCTATTGATGGGTTTAGATTAATCGCAGAAAGAACTGGCAGATATGCTCCAGGGAAACAAGCCGACTATCTCTATAATGACAAGAACGAAGTGATCTCCGCCACTGCTTATGTCAAGAAATGCACCTTAGACGGCACATGGCACGAAGTTGCTGTTACTGCATTTTATGATGAATATGTTCAAAAGACTAAAGATGGTCATGCGACTCAATTCTGGGACCGTATGCCTCATGTTATGCTTTCTAAGTGTGCAGAGTCATTAGCGCTCCGAAAGGCGTTCCCTGCTGAACTAAGTGGCCTCTACACGCAAGAAGAGATGGCACAGGCTCATGTTGAAGAAGACAAGCCTAAGAATTTGCCTATCCATGAAGACCAAGTAAAAGAGATTGAAGGGTTTTTACAAGGACGTGATGATTTGAAAGAGAAGCTTTTTAAATGGGCCCAAATAAATCAAGTGAGCGATCTAACTTCAGAAAAATATAAACCAGCAATGAAAGCTATAGAGCTTCATTTGTCTAAGGAGTCCGAGTAATGGAACAAGGATCACAAGAATGGCATGACTTAAGAAGATCCAAAATCGGAGCCAGCGACAGCGCTGCCGTTATGGGTGTCTCACCCTGGAAGACAGCCTACGAGCTCTTCCTAGAGAAGATGATAGGCTCTCAGCAAGAAGTTAGCTCATCAATGGCGCGTGGAAGTGCTTTAGAAGAATCTGCTCGTGAAAGATTTCAAGATAAAACTGGAATTCTAATGATGCCCCAAGTTGTCCTAAGCAAAGAACGCGAATGGCAAATGGCCAGCCTTGATGGCATCTCCTTTGATGGAACATCTATCCTAGAGATCAAGCATGCTAAAAAAGAAGTTTTCGACATGGCTGTTCAAGGCCTCGTTCCTGAATATTACATGATCCAGATTCAACATGCTTTAGACACAACAGGGGCTGCGAAGTGCTACTACGTTGTCTCCAATGGTGAGAAAGATGTTTGGGTTGAAGTTTTTCCAAACGAAGAACTCATCCAAAAAATACGTGAAGCGAACGAAAAATTCTATGCGTGCATGAAATCTGGAGAAGCTCCTCCTTTGACTGATAAAGACTATGTCGAAACCAAAGACAAGGAGTTTATTGAACTTATGGATGATTACTATAAGGTCAAAACTCAACTTGGAGTCTTGAAAGATGCTGAAGAAAAGATCAAAGAAGATCTGATTCGTATAACCAAAGGCAAGAACACGAAAAGTTCTAACGGAAGATTAACCAGATCAGTATGCAAAGGACAAGTAGACTATAAGACAGTAGTAGAGCTAATTGGTGTCGACTTAGAACCATACCGAAAGCCGCCTTGTGAAAAATGGCGCATAACTGTTATCAATATATATGAAGCCTAAATAGCTTCTTTTTTCCATAGGGTCCTTCTTGGCCCCATCAGTTTTCTGGTGGGGTTTTTTTATGTTCAATTTGTTTCTTTTTTCTTGGCCCATATGGCCCTCTACCTTTCTTTTCCACTGCATTTTTGAGAATGATATCAAACACATCTTCTTGAAGATAATGCAAATTCAAATTGACAGACCCGATTTCTTCTTCAAGATTGCTAAGTTTTTCAACCACAACTTTCCATCGTAAATTGTCACATTCATCTCTAAGCTTCTGATTTTTTAGATTCGCTCTCATAAGAAAAAAATCTAAAACATCTTTAAAAACCTGAAATCCGATCAAAAACCAGATCAAATAAATTATCTCAGTCACATGGCCTCATTCTGATAAAGTTTGAAGCGTTCTAACTTACTGAATAACGGCATTTTTGATCTAGCTTCGATTTGGGACTTCTCTAAATCTGGAAAGAAAAATTCAAACTGAGCCTCTTTTTTTTCTGACTTTAGCTGTTTCTTAACCCAATGCGTTTGATAGCACCACTTGTCATACTCGACTCCATATTTTGATAGAACATAGTCTAAAAACGCTTCTTGAGCTGCGTCAAGGTAATCCTTGG